AAACACCAAAGCTTTTCGTTAAGACATCCATTTGATGATCATGAATGCGTTAACTTTTATCGATAAGTTACTAGGGTGCCTATGTCGGGATGGTCCCGACAAGAGGCGTTCTACCCACGCGGTTATCCCAAAGGGTGACATCCAGCTGATGAACGCTGGTTTGTCCTCTCTGGGAATGCGTGTGTCGAACCCTAATTATTTGCCAAATGCTGAACTGTGGTACCTCGGGAATCTAGTTGTACCTCATGCTCTTAAACTTTCAAGAGCCTACTATGAGGTTATCCTGGATTCTTATCCGAAGTTCTTACAGTTCAGTTTTACGGAGCAGTTGGAGGCCTACAGATCTATGGCCTCTTGGAATCTTAAAGACTTCATTCAAAACGCGAAGTTCTTTACTGCAGTGTCAATGGCGAGGTTTCTTAAAAATCCTCTGCCTAAACGTCCTTCTTCCTTCCCTAACACCTTACACATATCTCTGTTTAAGGGGGCTTTGAAACGGTTTTTTAAGAGCCGTCTCGTTGCCTTTAATAAGAAGAACCTCTCCTTCTTCCTCGGAGTCCTTCAAGGAGTGAAGCGTGGAGCCGAACAGGTCCCAGACTCTTTCGTCTATGAGGCTATGCGAAAACACAAAGAAATACTCACTCAAGAGTATGACGAGGTTCACGCAGTCTCATGGGCTCAAAGATGGGACCTTCAACGTCTCTACGATCGCTTCTTTAAGAAACTTAAATCAGTGAAGCCAAAGCTTTTCGAAGCCTCAACTTCTGCCGGTTTGAGTTCCTATCGGGACAATGGGGGAGCAAGGGGTTTCCTTAAGCGGTTGTATAACCGAGGTGGCCAAGGCGCGGATTTTAATAATCCGTTTGGTCGAATCGATACCGAGGAGGATTTTCTCCTCGAAATGTATGAGTCAAGGCCCGGTGAGGTCCGTCAGACGAGGGGTGAACCCACTTGGGAGAGTTTTAATTCTCTTATGGTGGATATAACCCTTATGGCAAAATTCAAGCCAGCACATCTTTCGAGTGCTGTCAAGGTTTCTGCCGTCTGTGAACCCCTCAAGGTAAGACTCATTACAAAAGGTAATGAAGTTAAGTATTACCTTAGTCGATTTTACCAAAAGGCGCTCTGGCAACACCTACAGAGATTCCCTCAATTTATCGCTACAGGTCGACCTATCCGTATAGATGACTTCCATAATCTCCTCGATCGTGAAGACCGCGTCTTCCAAGGATCTACCTCTAAGGGAATTACACCGAGCAACCCCACTGGTCAGGGCGTGATTAAACGCTTTGATAGTTGGGTTTCCGGTGATTATTCCGCAGCTACTGATAACCTCAAAATTACCTGTACCAAAGACGCTTTTGAATCGTCCTTGATTAAGTCAGGTCTTGATGAGGCCGTTCAGGAGCTCTTGAGAGAGGTCCTTTATGAGCAAGACATTTACTACCCTAATAAGTACGTGGTGAGAGGGGGTCTCGACCCAGAGAGACAGACCAACGGTCAGCTCATGGGCTCGACACTCTCCTTCCCTATACTTTGTGTAGTAAATCTCTGTGCTTATTGGAAAACGCTAGAGGAGTATTTAGGTCGTGAAGTATCTATTTACGATCTTCCGGTTTTGGTCAACGGTGATGATATCCTTTTCCGCTCAAATGAAATATTCTACAATCGTTGGATTGAGAATATTACAGAAGTAGGGTTCCTTCTTTCCCTGGGTAAGAATTATGTTCATAAGACCTTCTTCACTATCAACTCTTTGGGCTTCTTGTTTAATGAAGCTAAAAGGGAATTTAGTGAGGTTGGTTTTTTGAACGTTGGTCTATTAACAGGCCAATCTAAGCTTAACCAGAGATCCAAGGATCTTAAACCTACTTATGCTATCTACAATGAGCTTATGAAAGGTGCCCAAGATAAGATCAGGGCTCACCAGCGATTTATGCACTACAATAAGAAGGACATTGAGTATTGTACGAAAGGGGGAGAGTTCTCCCTTTTCATTTCTCCTCTACTAGGTGGTTGTGGGTTCGATCTTTACCCAGAACTGCGGCCTCATGTATACTTTACAGGCTTTCAAACAAAGCTTGCATCGTATATTTACGAGACCGTGATTCTTAAGCCACACGAGGAGGATTATGATCCATTTAAGGCTCTATCGTACCGTACTCCAACACTACAGGATTCCATCATTAATATTAAAGCGAAGAGAAAGTTGTTCCATCACGGTGTTTACCGATTTATTCCCCTTACTCAACCCAATCTAGAAAATCAGATTGATCTCTTTACCTCGTCAACCAATAACTATCTAAACGTTGGTACAGTCGACAATGAGAAACACCCACTCCGCATCCGATCATTTCCTATCAAAACGATTCTATCGTTCCGAGAAGAATTGAGGAAACGGGGTAAGATCTCTTATCATCGTCGGCTGAACCCTCTGTTTTTAAAGTTAGAGGTCAAGTTAGTAGAAGAGAAATATGAGAGGTCATTAATTTCAAAGTTACCCGTGGTCTCATTTTCCATGGATGAGTATATGGTTTGATACCCATATACCGACCCGGCTATGTCGTTAAACTAGCAATGGGGTTAGAACTCTTAATTGGACCAAAACTATTATTTTAGTGCTATTAAGAATGCCAAGAGACCGCACGGCTCCGCCCTGGTGTCTCGGACACCCGGGGAGTTCTAATGTACGGTCCATAGTTTGTTAGTCTATGGATCCCATACAAAATTAACTTTGAGTATATGACACCTTATATTAAGATGAATAAATCTAAACAACAACCTTCCAAAAATAAACTTACGAGATCCCTCTCTAAAATGAGCACAGCTGTCAGTCGTTCTGTTTCAGCACCGGTCGCCAAAGCCCGTATCGAGAAGATACTAAGGCCCAAGTTTTCGATGCCGAAACAGTCCTCAGACGGCCGTGTTTGTATTAAACACAAGGAGTTCATTTCAGACATCAGTGGATCTGTACTTTTCTCTGCACAACAGTATTCCGTTAATCCCGGTTTAGCTCTTAGCTTTCCCTGGCTTAATAGCATCGCTGCTGCATATGAGACGTACAGGTTCAAGCGTCTGCATTTTGTTTTTGAGAGTTCGAAATCTGCTACAACGAACGGTTCCGTTCTGTTGGCAATGGATTTCGACCCTTCTGACTCCTCACCTACCACGAAGGCACAAGCTCTAGCCTATAATAACGCTATCCGCGGGCCCGTCTGGGAAACATTCACTTACGTGTGTTCTCCAGGCGATCTCGCTAAGATGAATCAAAAGTTCATCCGTTTTGGCGCTTTATCTGCTGGACAAGATGCCTTGCTTTATGACGTTGGAAACCTTTTCGTCTGTCCCTCCGGTCTACCCGATGATGCCCTTATTGGGGAGCTACATGTCGATTATGAAGTCGAAATGTTCACTCCTCAATCGGACTCAACCGGATATTCCATTGGAAGATCAGGGAAGTATACCGCCGTTGGAACAATTTCCAACACGAATTGGCTAGGTACGTCTATAACGCAAGTCGGGGGTGTTTCAGCTAACTATGTTGGTGGGGCCCTATTTATACAAGTTCCGGGACAATATCTTTTAACGTATATTGTTGCTGGAACTGGTATAACATTAGGGTCTGGGACATCCTTTTCGTCCCTAGGAAACGTTGTAACACTGGCTGGACTTAATCTAAACTCGGCGGGTACACAATTAATTGTGACCCTCCTTGTTAGGATTGATGTTCCAAACAGTGGTATAATCGCTTCTAATCTCTTTAGCAGCGGTGTTCTCACCGCCGCCTTCTTAAGAGTTTCCACCTATGCCCTATCACTACTCTAATTGGATCTCCAAAGTTTATTTAATATCTTCGCTCGTTAGCTCCTACTCTACTACTTCTATCGAGAAGTAGGCGCGGTGGCAAAACGCGCAGCGGTCGTACGATTTAATTGTACGATCGATCACATCGAAGCCCCAGATAACATCGGGGCAAGGACGAGACCATCCGCGTCCTCAAAGCCTTAGTTCTAT